ATGTGTCGCGGTGCCCCCTGAAAGAGGTTTTCATACACTTTTCCATAAAGACGGAGAAGACAAGCACTTGTGAAGCGTCCTAAGGCCAGGGACAAGGGCCGGTGGGCATCCACCAAGGGGAAACTGGCGGCGAAGGTGGGCGTGACGAGGAGCACGATCGCGCTCTGGGAGGACCGGGGCGGCTTCCCGCAGCCCGGCCCGGACGGCTGGGACGTTGAGGAGGTCCGTCGCTGGCGGGACGCCACGATGGCCCCGCAGGGCCGCCGGCGGAGGGAGCCCGGCGACGAGGACAGCGGCGGGGTCCGCGGGGACCTCCTCCAGGCCCAGGCGGACGAAAGGCGCGCGAAGGCGGACCTGGCGAACCTGCGACTGCAAATCGAGAAGGGGCTCTTTCACAAGCACGAGGACGTCGTGGCCTTCATTGCCTCCGGGTCTGCGGTGGTCAAGCGGGGCCTCCTCAGCCTCGGGAAGAGCCTGGCTCCTCTCCTCGTGGGCCAGGACCAGCGGACGATCGAGCTCCTGATCCACCGGCGGGCCCGGGAACTCCTTTCGAGGATCGCCAAGTTTGGCAAGCGCGGCACTTGAGCTCATGCCAGTCCTGGGGCCGGTTTGGGAGCGGGAGTACAGCCCGCCGCAGGAGCTCTCGGTGGACGAGTGGGCGGAGCAGACGGTTGTCCTGCCGCGGGCCGTGGCCTCGGAGCCGGGGCCGATCTCGCTCCACCGCACGCCCTACCTACGGGAGATCCTTCGGGCCATCACAGATCCGGACGTGGAAGAGATCACCATGAAGTTCGGCACGCAGGAGGCGAAGACCACCGCGCTGATCCTGGCGATCCTGTACCACGTGGATCAGGACCCGTGGCCGTGCCTTTACGTTGGGCCGCGAGAGGACGACGCGGTTTCGATCAACGCCGATCGGATCCAGAAGATCATCTTCGAGTCCCCGGGGCTCCGCAGGCACCTGACCGGGTCCGCGTATGAACTCACGCGCGAGGCGATCAAACTGAACGGGACAACCGTGAACTTCGCCGGGGCGAACAGCCCGGCTGGGCTGGCCTCGAAAGCAATCTGCGTGCTGGTCCTGGACGAGACTGACAAGTACCCGGCATTCGCGGGGAAGGAGGCGGACCCGATTGCCCTGGCCAGGGAGCGCACGCGGACCTTTTTTTCGCGGAAGATCATCAAGGCCAGCACGCCGACCACTCCGCGCGGGTACATCCACCAGGAGTACCTCGCCGGCGATCGTCGCCAGTACTGGGTGCCGTGCCCGCATTGCGGGACGTATCAACTCCTCGTCATGGGTGGGTGGGAGACTGGAGGACCAGGCATTCACTGGCCGCCCGGGACGACAGACCCGGAGGTCCTCATTGACAATGGGTCCGCCTGGTACGAGTGCGGGACGTGCCACCAGAAAATCGGAGATCACGACAAGCCGGGCATGCTCCGCCGCGGACGTTGGGTGCCGGAGGCCCAGCACATTCTGCCCGACGGCAGCGTCGGGGGTCCGGCTCCCTCCCGGCGCCGGCTGTCTTACCATCTTTCGGCGCTCTACTCTCCGTGGCTCACGTGGAGTCGGATCGCGGCGGAATTCCTGCGCTCGAAGGACAGTCTTGCTCTCCTGATGAACTTCCGCAACTCGTGGCAAGCCGAGGTCTGGGAAGACATGGTCACCCCGGTGACCGCCGCGCATGTTCGGGCCCGCGTGGCGGACTACCAAGTCGGGACGATCCCGCGCGCGGCTCGGGTGCTCACCGCCGGCGTTGATGTCCAACTGGACTGCATGTGGTACGCGATCCGCGCATGGGGAGCCTACGGCGAGAGCTGGCTCGTGCGTGCTGGGCGAGTCGAAGACTGGACCGCGCTGTCCTTGGTCCTCTTCAATTCAAAGTACCTTCTCGTGGGCACCGAAGAGACGATCCCGCTCGAGCGCGTGCTGATCGACAGCGGCTACCGCACGGATGAGGTCTACGACTATTGCTCCCGCACGCATTGTTACCCGTGCAAGGGAGAGGCGCGGCATGAACGGGCATTCACCGTCTCGGATATTACGCGGGCCAATGGAAGCAAGATCCCGCTGGTGCTGATTAACGTCGGCTATTTCAAGGACAAGGTGCGGCGCTTAATGGGGACCCCGGACGGAGAACCTGGAGCCTGGCATCTGCCGCAGGGGCTCGATGAAGAGTATTTCTCGCACATGACGAGCGAGCAGAAGGTGCGCGTCCACAACAAGCGCACGGGACAAGTGGCTTATGAGTGGAAGGTTCTCGTCAGCGGGGCGCCAAATCACATCTGGGATTCCGAGGTCTATGGCCTCGTCGCCGCGGAAAGTGTCGATGTGGAGCATCGGTTTATCCTCCCCGCAGGAGAGACTCGGGCGATCCTGCCTCCGGCGACGATCCAGCAGTCCGCGGCGCCGCGCAAGGTCTTTCAGCGTCCGAGGTTCAAGAAGTTTCGGTCCAGGTATTTTTCGAGGTGATCCAAAGCGATGGAAAAACCGCTCAACCGCATGGAAGACTTGTCCACGCCAGACAAAAGACCGTCCAATCGCGTGAAAACCGCTGCAAAAGCAGGGGAAATACGGCGAGAGCAATACGGGGTGGCGTGCAAATGGTGCCATGTTGTGGCGCATCACCAGGTCCGAAAGACGATCCCGGGCGGGCGGCGCATACGGTTCTGCGCCTTCTGCCATCGTCCATTCGAGACCAGGGAAGAAACGATTTGAGCCAAAAAGGTTACCCGTAACCAAATCTTCTGGTTTCGGGTGGTTTCTTGCTTGAAGCGTCAAAACACCACATGTACGTTTTGGGCTGACGGTTAAAAGCGCTGCTTTTGGCTGACGCACATTTGGGAGCCGCCCCCCTGCAGGGCGGATTTTTGTGGCGACACACGCCGAGATCCTCGCAAAACTCGTTACCGCGCTGGACACCATGGCTGCGGGCGGCCTGGTGGAGGCCTACACGACCCCGGACGGTCTCAACGTCCAGACGGCCAGCTTGGCGGACCTCCTCGCGGCTATCCGGAGCGAGGAAATTCAGTCCCAGCGAGAGGGCAAGTCCCCTTGCCACCTGGCAGATTTGAGGGGGCGCTGATGGACCTCGGCAGCACCATCGATCGCGCGATCCGGCCACTCTTCCCCGGCTGGGCCCGCCGGCGCATGATCGCTCGAGCGCAGGCGTATCTCCTCGAGCGCGCGATCCAGAAGCGAGCGGTTTCCGGCGGCATCCCGGATCGCTCTGGCGCCAAGAGGGCCTATTCTCTCCAGGGTCCACAGGACAAAACCCGGACTGATCTCGCGACAACGCGGTCGCAGGCGCGGGATCTCTACCGGCACAACCCCTACGGCCGCGGGATCGCGAACACGATCACGGCGAATCTGATCTCGACAGGGATCAAGCCCCAGGGGCGCGTGGTCCTTCCCAAGCTCGGCAAGCCGGACGAGAAGTTCAATGACGCCACGGAGGAACTCTGGAAGACTTGGTCCGACGGCTGCGACCCGACCGGGAAAGAGAGCTTCTATGAGCAGCAAGCTCTCATGCAGCACGAGGAGACCGTCTGCGGAGAGGTCCTCCTGGTCTTCAGCGAGGCTCGAGACGGCCGCGCGGTGCCTCTCGCCACGGAGGTGATCCCCAGCGAACGCCTCAGCATGAAGGACGAGTGGTCCCGTCCAGGCGAGGCCTCCCCGAGCGGGAAGAAGATCATCCAGGGCATTCAGTTCAACACCTGGGGCGGGATCGACGGCTACTGGATTTATCCGAACCATCCAGCAGAAGGACTCTGGGGCTACGACGCGGAGGTCTTTGTCCCGGCAAACCGCGTGATCCACTTCTACGACAAGCTCGAGCCCGGGAGCGTGCGCGGCCTGACGCGATTCCTGCCCGTCGCCGGCGCGCTCGAGGGCTTCATGCAATACCTGGACTATCTCCTGGTGAAGGAGCGAATCGCGAGCGCCTTCGCTCTGGCGTTCATCAAAAACTCTGGATTTGGTCTGCCTTCGCCGGTCCAGCCGACCGACGACTCCTACCTCACGGACGACGAGGGGAACGAGATCGACGTTATCGAGGGCGGGATCATCGCGCATCTGCGCGGCGGGGAGGACATCAAGGGGATCCAGTCCGGGGTGCAGGCTGCCGCGGTGAATCTGCTCACGGAGGTTTTCCTGCGCGTGATCGCGCGCGGCATGGATCTCTCCTACGAGATCGTGGCGCGGGACCTCTCCAACGTCACCTACCTCTCCGCGCGCCAGGGCGAGAACCAGGACCGCCGCCACTGGGAGCCGCAGCAAGAGCGCATGAACAAGCGTGTCAACGTCCCTGTCTGGCGTCAGGTCCTCCAGATGGGCTACCTCCTGGGCAAGCTCCCCACGCGCGCGGAGCTCCAATCGCGGCATCTCGAGGTCGAGTTCGTCCGCCCTGGCTGGGACTGGATCGACCCGTCGAAGGACGTCGAGAGCGACATCAGCGCGATCGCCGCGGGGATCCGCAGTCCGATCGAGAGCGTGATCAAGCGCGGCGGGGATCCGTACAAGATCCTCCGGGACTGCGCGCAGTGGAAGGACTGGCTCACGGAACTCGGCCTCGAGCTCCCGGTCATCGAGCCCAAGCCGAAGGTCGTGGAGCCTCCGAAACCAAAGGCAGCATCCGATGAAGACAAAGGCAAGAAAACCAGCGCAGGCAAGCCAGCGGAAGCTGCCTGATCCCGGGCAGATATTCTTCCGGGACGCCACTTTCGAGCGGGACGCGATCGACGAGAAGGCCCGCAAGATCTCGGTCTCCTTCAGCTCCGAGACGGACACGGTTCGATTCTTCGGAGTCCCGCAGATCCTCCTGCATGAGAAGGGCGCCGTGGATTTCAGCCGGCTCAACAGCGTGTGTTTCAACCACGACTACGACGTGGTCCTGGGCCGTGCCGAGAACGCCCGCCTGGACCTGAATGAGCGCAAGGGGCGCGGCGACGTGGTTTTCGACGAGGACGAGCCATCTCAGCGGATCTTCAAGAAGGTCCAAAGCGGTTCGATCCGCGGGGCCTCCGTGGGTTTCAAGGTGGACAAGTGGCAGATCCTCGAGGAAGGCGACTCGTGGACTTCGCCAGAAGGCCGGACTTTCCAGGGACCCAAGGACATCGCCGTTTCGTGGCGAGCAAGTGAATTTTCCATCACGCCAATCCCGGCTGATTCAACTGTCGGTGTTGGCAGGACAACCGGGCACGAAGAGCCCAACTCACAACAGGAGTCTTACACCATGGACCCGAAACTTCGAGCAGCGCTCGAGAAGCGTGGGCTCCCGCACGATGCCACCGAGGAAGAGGCACAGGCGTTTCTTCTCCGGGTGGCCGAAGAGCCCGAGGCGGACAAGTGCAAGGGGGGCAAGAAGGGCAAGGGCAAGGGCCGCGTCGAGGATGCGGAGGATCGTTCCGAGG